CCGGCCTTGGCCGCCCGCTTCGTACGGCGTGGGCACGCTCCCGCCTACACGGGTGAATGCATTGCCGTGTTGGTCGAGGATTGCGGGCATTTAAGTTCCGGGGTTGGGAAAGCTGTATCGCAGGCGGCAGCTGTCAAGGAATCCTTGACAGCTCATCACACGCCTTTGGTGCTGTAGACGCCGAACGTGCGCGCGCGGCGTACTCGAGTCTGGCCGGACAGTTCGCGGTGCGCTTCGCGGATGAGGCGATCAAGCTCGTCGAGCGAACGAAACGTGACATCGCGGTCACGGTAGCGGATACGCGTGGCGCCCGAGGCGCGCGCTTCTTCGAGTTCGTTGAGCCATTTCTGGCGCTGGGCGCGTTGTTCCGGCGTGAGTGCCATAGTTATTCGCCTACCTCGTCGCGGGTAGCGTTGATCTGCCAGCCGCGCGGCGGAGCGCCAACCATCTCGCGATTGATCTGCTGGCGCATGAGTTCGGACTGATACCAGGCGCGGCGGTCGGTCGGCGCCATGCAGTCCGGGTCTTGCGCTGCGGCTGGGTCTGCGCCGTAGCTGGCGTCGTCCGTTGGGCCGGTGGCGTTGATGTCGAAACCCAGCTCGGCGAATTCTCGAATGATGCGCAGGGCGTCGTCGTCGCTGAGCAGTGCCGCGGCGATGTTTATTGTGGCCATCATGCGATCACCTGTTCAAATACTGGCTTTGCCTGCGACGTGGCCGCCGGCGTCGGGCCGGCGACATGAGCAGCGCGTGATTTTTGAGCAGCGGGTTGCTGTCCCAAGATTTCGCCCAGTCGGGCGGGCTGTCCCAATCGATTTTCTCGCTTCCCAGGTGTGTGAGCAGCGCCAGATCGTAGGCCAGCAGGATCATGGCTTCGTTGGCGGCGTGTGACGTACGGCGCTCGTAGCGGCCCTTGTCGTTACGCACCATGGAGACGAGTTCGTCGTACCACCATTGGCCGATGCCCGGATCGCCTTTCTGGCTGCGTCGGGCCGGCGTATGCAGGTAGTTTGGCCCCGGTAGCTCGCGCTCGAGCTGGCCGTAGGTTTCGTCTATCAACTGGTCCTTGTCGACAATCGCGAGCGGGATATCGCCTTTTGCCCCGGCTTTGCCGCGACTCTCTGGCGATGTCCAGCGTATGCGCGCCTGTTGTTTGTGCGTCGCGCCTTTGATCAGCATGACGCGCTTGGCATGGCCGAGCCCGACAATGCGGCGATACCAGTCGTACGCTTGGCGCGTAACGCTGCCGCCGCTGCCGTCGCGCGCAGCTTCGCCGCCGGTATCCACGCCGAACATCATGATCGGCATACGCAGCGAGCGTTCGCCGGCCAGCGCATAGGTGCGGCCGAGCAGATCGCGCGTGAGCACGTCCCAGTCTTCCGGCTGTGTCGCCGGCCGGATCGCGGTCGGCGGGTCGGTGCCGTCTGGCCCGCGATCCTCTTTGATGTTGAACCGGTCGATCACCCAGCGCTCGCGCTCCGGGCCATGGCCGTGCACCTGCACTACGAAGCGCGAACTCTTGCCTCCCTGCACGTCGACGGTGCAGGTGAGAAACCGCACGCCGGCCGGTACGACCTTGAGCTCGCCGACCGTGGCGCGATCGGCGAGCTGGTCGCTCGAGTGTGCCGTGGTCTTGCGCCGTGTAACGTACGGCCGGCCCCAGTCGGTGTTGGTGACGGTCTGCAGCGTTTCCTGCGAGCCGGTCTGTTCGTAGGTCTGTTCGGCCGACAACAGTTTGGACGACAAGCTGCCCCACGGTTGATATGCGGCGGCCGGGCCTTCCATGGCGAATGATGCGGCGCGCGTCTGGCGGGGCGCGCCTTGTACGGTTCCGCTCGGGCTGAACGTGCAGCCCTCCGGCAGCCAGAGCCTATGGCTATTCAGGCGGCGCTTGTCCATCTCTCCCGGGTTGTGCCCGCAATGTGGGCATTCCGGCTGCGCCAGCTCGTGATTCCAATTCTCCAGGCTGGGACGATAGAAGCCGCCGCAGCCATCGCAGGGCCAGTAAAGGCGCCGCCGATCGCCGCGATTGAATAAATCGCAGATCCCGCGCACCGGCGGCATCATGTGGGGCTGATCGTCCGGCGCGCGCCAGTCGACCAGGTCGCCGTCGACGATCACGCCGGGCGAACTTTCGGCCAGGCACATGCCGCGCGACAGGAATGTCTGCGTACGCTTGCTGGCCAGGCTGAACGGGTCGCCCTCGCCGTCGATGTTCGCCGGCAGGCGGTCGTAGTCGGTCAGCGCGACGTAGCGGTAATCCGAACTCGCGAATGTGTTCTTCGACGGCCACTTGATCGACAGCAGCGAGCCGTCGCGAAAAATCTTGTCGTGGACGTTGTCGTCGTGGGCGCGCGGGCTGATCCGCTTCGCCATTTCCGGACTGTGCTGCAGCTGGCGCGCGATCCTAACCTTGCTGTACTCGCGCGCCTTGTCTTCCGTGATCTGCGTGATCAACATATCGCCCGGATCACACGTTCGGCAATACGCCTGCCACGCATCGACGAGAGCTAATGTTTTCCCCGACCTGGACGGACCGATGAACACCACCGCGTCATGGCGGCGCGACGACAGGCAGTCCATCGGCTCAAGCATGTACGGCGTCATCGTGGCCGACCACGGCGTGACGTTGCCGCCGCCGTCCACCACGCGCAGATATTCCTGCGCCGCCTCCGATACTGATATACGTCTCGGCGGCCGGAGCATCTCAGCCACGTCGCGACGGATAGTCGCTGCGCTGGCTGAGCTCATTCCGCGGCCTCGATATACATCGTCTCGCGGATCGAGTCGATGACCGTCTGCACCAGTTCAAGCTGGGCGCCCGTCATGCCGCATTCGCGCTCGAGCACGTCCGGCAAACTGTCCATGCTGTTCGCGACCGCCTTCATCAAGACCGCCTGCTCGCGGGCCATTTCATCATCCGGTATCAGATGGCGCTGGTCGGTCTCGAATTTGAGCCGTTCATTTTCAGACTGATACCAGGCCCGCCGCGATTGCGGATCCATCTCGTCCGGCGAAATTGTCGATCCGCCAACGCCGCGGCCCGAGAACAGCGCCGGGCCGATATCAGCCAGTGCGTACAGCGGCGCGTTGCCTTTGCGCGACACGGGCTGAATCGAAGAATCCCTGAGCCGAGCGCTGACCGTGTTTCGGTGCAGTCCAAATGCACGAGCGATGCTTGTGACGTTCCAGTTGTATGCGTTTCGTATATCAGCTGCATCACCCACCGGAATACCTCAAGCCCTGTGCAGTCAGTGCGCCTCGTTATTCAAAGGCACCAACCGATTGATTCGACTGCTGCTGCTGCCTATGGGGGTCGAAAATTGGTCGAGAATCGCGACTTCGCCGATTCGTAAACAAGAGGCCAAATGCCCAGGGTCCCCTCGGTTTTCGTTCAGGTTCGGTTCAGTTTCAAGCATGCATCAGGCGCCGTGGCCAACATGCAGAACAGGCCACCGGACCCGCCAGCCCTCGCCCGCGGACTCGTGTAGAGCCACACGCAGGCCATAGTGCTGCGGCTTAGGCCATGGACTGGGCGGCACGTACATCGCATTGCGTGTCGCGCAAACCATGTCGAGGCGCTCGCATACCCGGTTGACGCTGTCCCGCATGTACTGTCCGCGCTTACGCAAACGCGTTATCTCACTGTCGTTGCGTGCCACGGTCTGCTGAGTGAGAGCGAACCCCTGAGCGGCAGAATTGAACTCTGATATCTGTGACGTGAGAACGGCGATATCGCCGCGCAGGCCGAGCAGCTTATCGAGACTGCGCTCCAGCGAGCGAACCGTGTCATCCAGCCCCTCGAATTTCTGCTGACTGACCGCGTTCTCGGTCTTTTCTGCGATCGCGTCCCATGCGCTGGTCGCTCTGCCGCCGGCAAACACGAACAGGCCCATGACCGCCCACAGGATAATCGGCCGGCCCCAGTCGTCCATGATCTGTTTCACTGGGCCGCCTTCAACACCGCCCGCATCTCCGCAGCCAGGCCGGCGTTGTAGTTCCCGTTCTTGCGGCATGTGTCGAGCAGCTTCATATCGGTTTCGCGGGACTTCCAGCTCGGCACTGGCAGATCGGAGTCGACGTACGACACCACGTCATCGCAGCTATATATTGGGCGCGACCAGACCGCCGCCTTGCGCAGATCGTCGAGCGCATCACGACGGCCGGCCTCGTACATCCTCAAGGCGCTCCACGGCGGCGCCTTATCGAGGGGCAGGCTGCCGGTTGTTTCCAGCGTTGGCGCCGGGACCAGCGCGCAACCACACAACAGCGCCGCGCTCACCAACAGCGCCAGCGCCAATCGGGCGCCGTGACGGGCCACAGCAAACGCTGCGGCGCACAGCAGGCCAGCGATGATCCGAGTCATTCTCACTGCGTGCCGCTCGCGCCGCGGTCAGCCCAGGCCGCAATAGCCTGCATACGCCGATCACAATCACGCGCCTGAGCAATCAATGCTGGCAGATACGACTCCACCAAATAGCCGACCGACGAACCCGCCCGACCCGGCAGCGGGCACCCGCCGGCGTACAACGCAGCGGGTGGCGGCGCGCGCTCAGTCGTCGACGGCGCCGGTGGCATCCGGATCCCGCATGCGGTCAATAGCATCGAGAGCATCAGCAGGCAGGCGCACATCGCGACACGTCTGGTACTCGCTGTCTGCACGCAACGCCTCCTGAAGCCGCGCCGACAGGCCCGAAGCGCGCTCGCGCTCGATCTGCCGCGCCTGCTCTGTTTCTTGTACCAGCTTATCTGCGGCCGCCTGGTAAGCGCGCATGTTCTGAATAGCGCGCTGCTGGCCGTCGAACGTCGTCTGCCACTGACTATTCAGTGCCTCGGCTCGCGCCTCGTCCTGCCAGGCTCCGCGCAACAGCACGCCGGTCGTGACCAGGGCGGCCAACAGGGCAGCGATCATGTAGAGCGGCACCCCCGGAGCGCGGCAATCATCGCTTACTCGCGCGGCGTGCCGCGGCCAGAGTCCACGTAAAACTTGAACCAGACTGCAGCCGCGCCCCATACCGCCGTCGCAAAC